TTAACGCTGCTTCAGCTCTTGTGGAGCAACAAATTCAAACGCTGCCCGAACACTTGCCCATAAAAAAAGCCCCAGAACCAGTTGATAACTCCTGACTGACAGCCACAACTCAGCCACGGACCTTTCCAACATGATTCTGGAGCTCTTTATTTACCTTATTTCAAATCGCGCAAACCCTTGCGATTAAAGGCGTGCGTTCAATTCCTTGGTCATATCCTCATAACCCGGACGACCAAGCAGTGCGAACATGTTCTTCTTGTTGTGATTTGCTTGAGCACTGATTTCATAGGGTTTCAAATCGCCGGTGTAAAAGCAAAAATAGCTCTATATCAATTTCTTAGGTTTCACAATTTCGGATTCACTTCACCACAACTTCACCACGAATTACTTATATTTATATTATTGCATAAGTAAAAAAAGCCCTCCACCCGTATTAGCGAGCAGAGGACTATTTGTTACCTGATATACAGGCTTTCGCCCGGATAGATCAGGCTGTAGATTGATTTGCCGTTGTTAGCGGCTAACGTGTACATGCTGATGCCATACTTTCTGGCAATGCTCCAGAAGCTGTCACCAGAGCGGACCGTATAATACGTGTGGCTTACCGGTGAGGTGTATCCAGACGAACGCGAGCCATAGCTCTCACCACCATTTACGCCCAAGGCAACATAATGATACCTGCCTGAGTAGCTGAGATAACGTGCCCAAACATATGTGCCACGGATATACACGTGATCATAAATCACACTTTCACCGGGTGCATAGCTACCAACGGATGCATAACCGGTGCCGGCACCAGTGCGGATGTTAACAGTCGTGGAAGGCTTGAAAACACCAGTTTGCGCATAGTCAGTATCACTGGCTGCATTTGATTTTGCTGGCTGGCTTGGTGCCGGTGTTACAGGCACTGACGGAGTTTCTGGCTGCTTCGAGTATCCATTATCGGTGACACCAAGCAAATCAACGTTACCATCTAAGCCGCCTAAGACATGCATGGAGGTAAACTGCCAAATAGCAACTCCGTCCATGCTTGGGAACCAGTTGTAGTCTGGTACCGAACGCACCTGATAATCAGGGTAAGCAGCAATCCAAAGGCTGTTAGGAAATTCTTTCAGGATACGCTGATAATCGACGTGTGCCAATGTATATGGCTTGTAACTGTAATACATTGGCGTGTAGCCTTCTGAACGAATGCGGCGCATGCCAGCTAAAATTGCATCCGTATTAGCTGCCATATTGCCAGAAGCACCATCTTCGTAGTCCAAAGCAACGATGCTTCCCTTTGGTGTCTGCGCTTTGATACGAGGCATATAACGGTCAAGTGCTTCCAACCCCAACTGGCTACTTGCACCAACACCATACCAGATGTAGCTATGCACACGTTTTCCTGCCGCCTTGGCACTAGCAATTTGGCTATCATACGTCCACTGATCGATGTAAGTGCCACCGTAAGTGCCGCCAATCTGAGCTATGACGAACTTGTCTTGATCTGTTCCATATCGTCCACTTGCTCCCTGATACTTTGACCAATCAGGTCCCTGATCTCCCTTGGCCGCATTGGCCTGCGATGGCAAGGCAAAAGAAATAGCCGCCAAGAAGGCGACTACCAAGGTGATGAGTTTAGTTTTAAATTTCATGGTGCCCTCCTTATTTTTTATCAATTTGGATTGCACGATTTTCAAATTTTTTGTACGCATCAAGGTACAACTCGTGTTTATCACCATTGTACGTTATCTCGTAGTACATGCCGTCGCTTACGTTTGTACTAGCCAGTGCCTTTGAGTTTTGAAGCGCTTTGCACGACCAAACGATATATACATCATCTGGAGTGATTGAGTTTCCATCGGTCTTATCCATGTGGTCATTTGTATAATCAGCAACTAAACGCTGACACGTGTTTCTAAAATCTAAATCGTTCATTGATTTTCCCCTTTTTATTGCTGCGGAGCAACAGATGATGGTGCCAGTTGAGCCTTAACTGCATCTGCGGTCGCCTGAGCTGCGGCAGCTACCTTGTCTTGATTAGATGCTTCCTGATCGACTGTCTTTTGCGGATAGGTCTCTGCTAGGCTGTCTTTCAAGTCCGCGTAAGCTTTTTCAACTGCGTTGGCAATCGTCCGCTCGTCTGTGCTGGTGAAACCAAGCGACTTCAAACCATCTTTAACTGCTTGAATGGCAGTAGATTTCTTGACCGCACCGTCAATCGCCTGTGTCACACCAAGCTGTTCTGCCGCCGTTACGGCTGCGTTTGCCAATGGACCTAATACCTTTACCAAAGTGAGTGCCTGTTTGTTAGCCAGCAGCTGTTTGGAAATCCAAGCCCCAATGATTGGGACTGCCGCTACTGCAAGTGATACCAAAAGTTCTGTCCAGTTATTCATGATCATTATCTCCTTTGATGCCTACATGGTCTTCCAATCGAGTAATCCTAACCGAGTGACTGCCAAGCTCGTCATCATGTGTCCTCAGATGTTGTCCCAAGTCTGCCAACGACTGTTCATGCAACTTAAGCTGACGATTAATCGTATCTGACAGAGCTTGAATATCAGAGCGTAATGGATCTAAGGCAATCTTTTTGAACAGCCAACTGCCCGCGCTCACGCCTACCCCAATGATTGATATAACCTCTGCCCAGTCACCAATCGTGTATCCCAAAAATGTCACTTTCTCACTTTCTTCCATAAAAATAGCCGCTAGCTTTTGCTGGCGACATAGTTACTGCCTGTGATTTGTTTGTATTGGTCCTCCGTTATTTGCCGCCCCACGTACTGCTCTATCGGGCACCCCCAAGAATGGAGCATACTGTAAAATTCAAAGTCACTCATTTTTTCCACCATCCTCAAGCTTTGTCACACGGGCATACAGCGCGGCAATCATCTGCTGTTCAGGTGACGGTCCGGGGAGTGGATGATCATTAGCCGGATCGTAACCCTCATCGGCAACGATTTTGCCGTCTACAAGAGATGCGTGACCCTCAAAAAACTGAGACACGTCATCTGCTTCTATGATTTGTTGACCGTCCTCTGTTGGGCCCAATTTAGCATCTTCTGCTTCATAGGCCCAGTTGGTTAGTCGGTTTTGCTCATCTAGCCAAATCTTAATCTTCATTTTAATTCACCACCGCATCATTAATCGGATACGCATCACGCGTAATGAAACCCAAGCTGCCAGCATACCTGCCTTGTCCACGCCATGGAATGATATAAATTCCACCCGCTGAAACATACAATTGACAGGCTGCGCCCGTATACGACATGCTACCGAGCAATCTTGCTGCATCATCATTATTGAATGGACTATATCCTGGTCGAATGTTGGCAATTTTGACCCACCCGTTGCTAGTTTTCATTTCAAACGCAATCCCAATGGTGACATTTGGGCCTTTTCTTGAATATCCAATTTTCATACTTCTAACGTCATTGGTTTCAAGGCCACTATCAATGTGCTGATATAAAACCGAATCAGCCGCCGTAAACGTTGATACAAGTGTGACGTCTTGCCCAGATGGATTATACAAAGATTTTAGTGTGAGCATGCCTTGGCGTGCATCAACGGAACTAACTTCCTTACCGTCGTACATTGACTTGCTAACCAACCCCAACTGATCAACTTTAGATTGATACGTTTGCTTGCTATTACTATCCAGCGTTGCATTCGTGACCATGCTGCCACCACTAATTTTTGTCGTCCCACTGATCGTATTTGGAAAACCATCCGGTTGGATGTGGTTGAAAGATGAGATAAAGGTAGATCCGTTAAAAGTGACCCCATTAAAAATCATGCCATTAAAGGTTTCGACATTTAATGCTTTGGCTGCAATTGGTTTTGAATCCCAACCACTTGTGGTATCAAATATGGCAAAAGCGGCAAGATTTCCGTCCTCGTCGGTTAACCAGTGCTGGTCCCCAGCCTTTGGTTTAGCAGGGTAACTCGGGCCAACCGTCACAACCGGAACATTGTCACTACCGTCTTTACCATCGCGCCCATCGGCGCCTTTAAATAATGCCCACAAGTAGCGTGTCGGGTCGGTACTGTCAGCTTGCGTTTCGTCAACGTACTGCCCGAAGTAAGATCTACCGCTGGCATCTGTAACTGAAAAATCAGTTTTGCCGTCGATACTATTGGCATATGCAGTATGAAGATAGCTGCTGGTACCGTCGGCACCTTTAGGCCCCGGTTTACCGTCAGCACCATCCTTGCCCTGAATCAATGCCCACTTGCCAGCGTAATCAGCCGGATTGTCACTTGGAACGGATGACTTATTTGACCAAACGATTGCCATATACTTTTTACCAGCTGGCAAAGCACTCATATTGGTGCCCTTATCATCATCGGCATAACGAAGCCACGGATAAAACTGAATAGTCTTGGGCATGTTGGCCATCTTATTGGCAAGATCGCTGAGCCGTTGGTCAAAGCTGACTGTTTCATGAGCGAACTCACCCAAAGTAAGCTTGACAGAATGGTTAGCACGGCTGCGCTGAATGCTCAACACTTTGGCAGACAGGAATAGCTGTTGATTCTCATCGGCAATGTGGACGGTTTGATTCAACGGTACGTATGGTGAATTAACCAAATCAATATCGTACGTTTCGTTTGGGTGGTTATACTTTTTCAAGTCTGCCAAAGCCGCTTGCAAAAGTTCCGCCTGCGATTTTGAATCAAACGTTTTAACCCGATTCCAGTCAGACTGTGTTGGGTTAGGGTTGCTGTTGCTTAACAA